TTCGCAGATATTAGATGTTAAGCATGAAGATGTTATTCAGATACCTTTAGAAGTAATCGCCAATAGCACACCACTTCCCAAGGGACACGGAAGATTGATTGATGAAAATGAACTAATTGATGAAATCGTGTGCGAGGAAATAGATGGGAGATACTATGATGTTATATATGCTCATTCCATATATGATGCAGAAACAATAATAGAAGCAGATAAGGAGTGTAAATGCTGATGGATGATTATATTCTGGAATGGTTGGCAAATACATTTGGGCATCCCTGCGAATATGAATTTGGTGGGGAATCTGCTGTTGATGTAATAGATGGGGATGAAGGATTTTGCAATGATAACTGTGGAATCCCTGCGAAAGATTGTTGGAAAAGATACTTTCAACAGCTTATGAGTAGAAAAAAATTGTAAAATATGTTAAAATAATAAGAGGCATATATGGATAACAGGACAATAAATGAACATTACGCAGAAATAGGGATGGAGCTTATCCAGACAGAAGAATCCCTTGAAGAAATTAAGAATAGCAATATAACAATTATATATCTTTCATCTGATATGAAAAAGATGGAAAAAGGAAACCTTGTACAAGGGCAATGCGAAAAGATAGCAGATAAGTATAAATGGGGAATCCCTTGTGACATGACCATTACAGTATTTGAACCAAATATTGTTGGGTTTACAGAAGAACAGTTGAGGATTCTTTTATTCCATGAATTGTTGCATATCAAGATTGGTTATGATAAGAATAACACAGAGGTATATGGAACGAAGCCACATGATTTGGAGGATTTTAAGGAAATTATAAACAGATTCGGAACTGATTGGAATGAGGTGAGGTTTTAATGGCAAATGAGCAAAATTTAAGACCATCAGAATACAAGTTAACACAAGAGGAACAGAAGAAGGGTGGTAAAGCATCAGCCGAGGCAAGAAGAAAGAAGAGAGACCTGCGATTGGCATTAGAGGCTTTGCTTGAATCTGATGTCAAGAAGAAGGATTTAAAGGGCAAGGAGAAGAATATGTCTGTGGCAGAGGCAATGTCATTAGAACAGGTCAGAAAGGCTCTCAAGGGGGATTCCAAGGCTTATGAGATAGTGAGAGATTCGAGTGGACAGAAACCGATTGACAAGATACAGGTTGCCGAAGTTGATGCGGATGTTATTGATGAGGTTGAGAGGATGGTAATGGATGAATCGGAGTGATGCGGTCAGATTCCTTACAACTAAGCCATATAAGTTAGGACATCTGTTAGGGTTTACAAAGCTAAAGCCTATTCATAACCGATGGATAATAAGCATGATTAAGGGCAAAGAAGACAAGACCTTGCAAGCATCGAGAGGTACTTACAAGACCACCTGTGTGTCTATTGCCCTTGCTTTGATTATGATACTTCTACCGAATAAGCGTATCATGTTCATGCGAAAAACTGATACAGATGTGAAAGAAGTTATCAAGCAGGTTGCAAAGATTCTCAAATCTCCACAGATACAAGTATTCGTGCAGGCTATCTATGGGATACAGTTGCGATTGGTGGTGGAATCAGCCACAGAGATATCAACAAACCTTACAAGCGACATAAAGGGTACATCTCAGCTTATTGGAATCGGTATGGGTTCATCCTTAACAGGTAAGCATTTTGACATTATATTCACAGATGATATTGTAAATATAAATGACCGTATATCCAAGGCAGAGAGGGAAAGAACAAAGACCATCTACCAAGAGTTACAGAACGTCAAAAATCGTGGCGGTAGAATATTCAACACAGGAACTCCGTGGCATAAAGATGATTGTTTTTCGATAATGCCAGAAGCCGAGAAGTATAATTGCTATCATGAGGAGATAAAAGAAATTATATCTGATGAGGAATTGGCAGAACTGAAGGAGAATATGCTACCATCACTTTTCTGTGCAAACTACGAATTGAGACATATCGCATCCGAGGATGTAATCTTTACAAATGCCAAGACAGGAGCAGACCCAAGTCTGATTGAGCAGGCTAAGTATAGCCATGTAGATGCATCTTACGGTGGAGAGGATGGAACAGCCTTCACGATTGCAAAGAGGCAGGAAAAGACCTTATATGTATTCGGAAAGCTATATCATAAGCACGTTGAAGATTGCATGGATGAGATAATCAAGTACAAGGATGGGTTCATGGGTAATAAGATATGGTGTGAGGATAATGGTGACAAAGGATATCTTGCGAAAGAATTCAAGAAAAAGAATCAGAGAGCGGTAACATACCATGAATCCATGAATAAGTTTCTTAAGATTACCACTTACCTCAAGGGCGAGTGGGATAACATTGTGTTTGTAGAGGGAACGGATGAGGAATACATTCAGCAGATATTAGATTACAATGAGAATGCCGAACATGATGATGCACCAGATTCGCTTGCCTCAATTTGCC